CTGGCAACACATACCCCGTATTGGAGGGTTGGCAGGAGTACCTTGACCGGGGGGTGGGCATGGCATCACTTGGCATTGAACTTGGCCAGGTAGAACGCGGCTTCGCGCTCAAATATCACGGGGAAGCGGGCTTTGATGGTGTTGATGACCTTGGCATTGATGCGCTTGGTGTTGAACATCTGGGCCACATCAATCGTCTGCAATGCCTTGATGGGCATCCGTTGCTTACCGACTCTGATCATTAACGTTTTGCCGCCATTGATCAGGAAGGAGCCAGGGATAACCACACGACTGCCTGCACGCTTGACCTTGAAGCTGACGCCCTTCTTGGTCTGGCGTGCGCCGAAGTTGGCCAGGTTGAGGCTGCGCCCGCGCTTGGCTGGTGACTCCAGCATGGCCTGCAGGTTGATCAGACCAGCAGCCGCCTGCGCCCGCCTGATGCGCAACGCTGCGTTAACCTTGGCAGCAGGTAGCACAAACTCCTGCCGTATCTCCTTGCTCATGGCCGTCTTGGCTTGCTCCACCGTGCGGTTCAGGGCGCGGGCTGTGGCCTTGCGGGCTATGTCATCCTGCAACGCGGCCAGCTTGCGCTGCACATCGGGGAAGTTGGTGGTGATGCTGAGTTGCATGATGATTGCCTCAGAGTGGAATGGGTGCGCCCATCGGGCTACCTGGCTGGGCGGTGAGGCCTGCAGGCTGGGCGCTGCCGTTCACGGCCCGCTTGATCACGGTGTCGTAGTCGCGGAAGGGTGCCCACCATTTGCCCGTGGTGGACCGGCTCAAGCTGCCGGATGATTCGGGATCGGGATACTTTGCTTCAGCCGCTCCAACCGTGCCAGCACCGCAGCGCGTATGCCGGGGAACTCGCCCTCCAGTTGCGCCAGCCGGTGGCTGATGTGCGGCCAGCGTCCGGCCTGCAGCGCCTTGTCCCCGTTGGCCCAGGCGTAGTGCACGTAGTGGTTGCCCATTCATTACATGCTTTCCACGTGAGGGTAGTTGCCAAAGAACTGTGCGCGGTCGCCTAATGTTGCGACGAACTGCCCAGCATCGCGGTGACGCCACAAAGCAATCATGGGCTCACCATCATCATTGCCTTCATAGTTGCGCTGCTTTCGGCAAAACAGATACGAGTCTGCAGCGTTGAGCAGGTTGCTTGCCATGCCGTCCCGCTTATAGGACTCTTCTTTTGGCTTGTTACGCCACACCATAAACAGGTTATCAATTTGGTCCGTAATAGAGCCGCTGCCCTTCGTATCGTGCTTGTCGGGCATATCACCCTCACGCTGTGGCTTCTTAAGATGGTGCACCAGGTGGATATGAATATCATGGTCTTTGGCAATCGCGCAAAGCTGGTCCACAAAGTCCTTTTGTCCGTTGTAGTCGTCCTCTGCCTTGACGCACTTCATAAGCGAATCAATGAAGATGTGCGTGACGCCCAACTCTTTGGCGCAATACTTCACCATGCCCAGCACGGTATTGACCTTGGCCGTTCCGGTCTGGTCATACAGCCACATGTAACCCTGTGTCCAATCGCCGAAATCGTCGTATAGCGAATCAAGCATGGTGTGGCCCGCTTCACTCTGGTATTCATCGCTGAATGGGTTGGTCATGGCAAACATGCGCACCATACGGCCTATGGTTGTCACCGGCTTCATTTCAAAGCTGGCAACACATACCCGCTCGCCCTGCCCCACCAGCGACAAGGCAATCTGCGTGGTCACATCCGTTTTACCGTGGCCGTTCTGACCGGCCCACATCGTTACCTCACCACGGCGAAACTCAAACGATGCATTGCACTTGGGCCATGGCAGATACACCCGCTTCGTCTGGGCACGTACGCGCAGCCGGTCCTTGGCAGCGCCAATGTAGTCCACAGCAGGACGCACCTTTTGTGCATGGTCCGTTTCTTTCAGGTAGGCTGAAAAATCAATATCGTCGGTCAGGAATTCAGCCATGGGTGACAGTCTCAGGTGCGTGGAAAATCTCAGTCCAACCACTGCGAAAAAACGCACGGTCAGCAATCGAATGGCAGGCGGCTACCGTCACTGCGCCCGCTGCTTTGCAGCGCTCAAACAGGACTTTTGCACGGGCCTCAGACTCGCTGCCAATGCTGACCCGCAGGCCCCGCAAAAACCGCAAATCAAGCAGCCCGATGTCATCACCGTCCACACACACCGTGGCATGGTCCATAGCCCACTGCTGACCGTACTTTTCTCCGGGGCAATGCCAGTCTTTTGCAGTCACATCGGGGTGGTCGCTGATCATCACGATGCCGGGCTTTCGACCCTGCAACCGCATGGCAATGATGGGTTCGTGTCCGTGCATCAAATTGCTCCCGCCATGACCGCGCCACGGATGGGCAAAATCTCTGCCCCCTCCCAGCGTCGTTGGTTCAGGTAGACCAGCGGCGCGGGGATGAATTGGCCATCGTCCTTGCGCCATTCCTCACCCGCCATCAGTCTGCCAACATGGGACAAAATCACCGCAGCGTCACGCTCTGCGCTCGCCTTTTTCCAAGCATCAAGGCATTTGCCCTTGGCTTGTTTCCTGTCGGTGACTGGCCATGCATTCCAAAAACTGACAAACCCAGGCGGTTCATGCGACGCGTCACGCGTTGTATGTTCCCTTCCCTTCCCTTCCCTTCCTCCCTGCGCGTCACTGTCGCGTGCTGACGCGTCATTGACGCGTGCCGACGCGTGCTGACGCGTCGTTAACGCGTCAACTTCTGGAGCTGCAATCTTGCTTTCTGTCTCACGTGGATTGATATGTTGATGATCTTTGAAGGCTGGAATATGCGCATAGCCTTCGCCATACAGCACTACCAACCCTCCATCTACCAACTCCTGGCACAGCACTTCAATCTGGCAATCGTCTGCCGGAAAGTAGCGCATTTTGAATGTCTTTGGCTTCCATACCATACGACCGTCTTTATCGGATTCGCACCACAGCGCGATGTAAAGAAGGCGGGCCAATGGCGATAACGCTACGATATCTTCACTTGTGAAGAACTCAGGCTTAATTGTGCGAATGCGCGCCATTCAGAACATCCTTACCTGTGAAGCCACTACTGCCACAGGCCGGACCTTGTTACCCGTCACAGCGCAAAGGCGCGGGTCATCCACCCGCACCAGCCTGCCCTGCGCAATCAAGTTGTTCACCCGAGCAGCAATGGTGCCGTCCTGGTGCACAAACCCCTCGACATCATCCAGCACCGACCGAATCTCGCGGGCCGTCAAATCCTTCGCCCCACGCCGCATGGCAGCGCTTACGATATCCAAAATAGCATCGCACTGCGTCTTCTGCTTCTTGCCCAGCGCGTTGTATGCCTGGGCAGAGGTTTCCCGGTCTAGTGTTACCGTGCTGGCCACAGCCCCGGCGCTCATGCCACCGCCCTCATGCCGCCCCGGGCCTGAATATGCTCGATGGCTTTCAGGGCGCGGTTCATGGTTTCGGCAGCGCCGTGGATCACCTCGGTCAGGTTCACCAGCTCGTCTGCGGGCGCCTGGCGCACCGGCACCGCGTGGTGGGTTTCGGCGCAGGCGTAAGACAGCGGCTCAAAGCACTCGCAATACTGCATCAGCCGCACCACCTGGCCAAACGTCAGGCGCTGGTCACCCGCCGGGCTGCAGCAGGCCTTCAGGCGGCTGTAGGCGCTCTCGGGCTTCATGTCGGGGAACATATGCGCCGCCACCAGCTTGAACGGCTTGCCACTGTTGCCAATAGCGCACGCAATGGCGTCAAATTCATCGTCAAAAAATAGCTTCATCACACACTCCGTAAAACTTAGGGGCGGTTAGGGGAGACAAAAACGGGGAAAAAAACACAGTGCAGGCATGCACCAGAAAACCACCCACCGCCCCGCAGCGCCACCGGCCGTGCGCAGAACTGCGCACCGCAGCAACGGGGAGACAATCGCCAACACGGGCGCCACGGGCTTGAATGCGGTGGGTGGAAAACATAGGGGCCATCGGTCAGGCAGCGGGCGCTACGGTTTCTGTAGATGCTGGCGCAGGATTGGCGTGGGCTTGGCCGTATTTCAACTCCAGAACCATGGCCCAGCTTCTGGGCAGGCCACGCATGCGCCAGTTGCTGACCACGTTCTGGTTGAGACCCAGCGATTTTGCGAGCGCCGTCACGCCGCCGGCGCTCTCAATTGCAGTTTCCAAAATGTTCATGCGTGCATTATCACCTACGTGTTAACGCATTGTCAACACCACCGTGTTACTACACTGAGAAAATTATGAAAACCATCGCTGACCGTCTCAAATACGCCCGGGGTTTGAAGCAATGGACGCAGGCGCAGCTTGCGATAGCGGCGGGCATTCCGCAAAGTACGGTGGGCAATACCGAGTCCGGCAAGCGCCAATCCAAGGGCAGCCTGCCCCTGATTGCGCAGGCCCTGGGCATCAACGAGCGCTGGCTGGCCGCTGGCGAAGGCGAGATGCAAGGCGCGGGCAGCGCACGCCCGGCCCCTGCGCCCTTCAGCCCGGGGGCACTGGAGCTGGCAGAACTCTACGACATGATTCCGCGCCATGACCGCATTCGCAGGGCGCAGGCGTATGCGGCAGCGTCAAAAGCCATTCTCGACGTGCTTGAAGCCGCGCAAGCCACTCGCGCTGCAGCGCAGGCCCTGAAAACACCAGCTCGTTAAGGCCTTCATTGGCATGGCTGCGGGCAGCGCTGCACCCGTTCCTGACACTTTGGTCAGGATTTATTTCTGTGCTCATTTGTTTTGATTTTCCCTGACGGGCATCTTAAAAGAAACCCGCGAATGGCGCATCCCCCGATCGGGGGATATTGCAACTCTTCGGTGCACATTTGGCACCGCCACCGCCCTTACTGCAGGCGGGTCAGCGTTTTCAGGCGCCAGTTGCTCCCGTTGCCCAGGGTGACGCAGGACACATACAGATTGGCTACACCCCCGCCGGGCGGCATACCGACAAACCGCATGCCCACCGAGCTGCTGCCGTCTGCGTTGTCCACCACCGTCCAGTTCCAGGACTGCCCCCAGTCCTGCACGGTGTAGCCACTCTGCGCAACAAACTGCTTGCAGGCCTCCCGGGCCTGCGCCGGACTCGCCTGCACACCCTCACCGGCCACCACCATCAGCGCCATGGCCATCGCCGTCATTGCCTTCTGCATAAATCCCCCTTTTTTTGGTGCGCCATCGTAGCTGCAAAATTTATTTATCGAAAATCGAACACTTACGTGTTGACATAGACAAACACTTACGTGATAATTTATTTCATGCCGCCACCAACAGGCGGTCAAGGAGTGAAGATGCAACACACGTTTACCCACACAGCCCGCCCGCCCTGGTCGCCATCCGATAGCCAATACGCCAACCAGCGCTACTTCAATGCATTCGGCGGCACCGCTGGCATCAATGCCGATGGTGAATGCAGCCACGACAACGCGGTTGATGTGTATGGCTTTAATGACCGCGACCATGCCAGCGTCTCGATCACCACCAAAGGCACCGGCTGCAAGTCAACCACCAGCATCAAGATGGCTCCCGCCGGCCTGCTGGAGCTGGCCCGCTGCCTGATTGATGCCGCCGCCTTCCTGATTGCCCAGCGCGACCAGCAAGACAAAGCCCTCGACGTCGGGCTTGATCTCGACCTCGACCACGCCGTGCTGGACATGGTTAGCGCCCCCGCACCACTGGGGGTGAACTGATGCCAAGCCTCCACCGCCTCACCAACTGGGCACTGGCCCTGTGCATTGTGCTGATCTACGTCGGCATGTTCGCCCTGGACGGCCCCAGCGACATTGACACCGAAAAAGCCGTCGCTGCTGACAAGGCCGATGCTATTCAGACTGCGCAGGTGGCCCCATGAACTGCTGCGACACCTACGGCAACTGCAACCAAGGCCGCGACTGCCCGGTGCGCAACACAGTGGATGGCCTACCCGCCCAACCCATGGGCAAAACCACCCGCCGCGTGTACACCTGCGCCGATCTGGGCGTGTGCAAAAGCACCAGCCCGCGCTGCACTGACTGCGCCACCCCGCTGATCACCAAGCAGGCCATTGCCCACATCGACACCGATGATATGCCTATGGACACCTGGGAGCGCATCAACTACTGGGCGGCGCTGGTGGTGGTGGTGGCGTTCAGCGTGGGCACTGTTGGCCTGGTGGGCGGCTACATGTGGGGGAGGCTCACCGCATGAACCCCACCGCACCCCACCCCACCACAGCGCAGTGGATTCTTACCCACCACGGGCGGGACCACTACCTCAACGGCCCTATGGCCCTGCACCCCGACAACGTGCCCAGCCCGCGCGAGATAGCCTGGTCGCTGGCGCACCTCAACCGCTACACCGGCCACGCCAGCCGCGCCTACAGCGTGGCCGAGCACAGCCTGCTGGTCATGAACATTGCCCGCCTGCAGTTTCAAGCCGACGCCGGTGGCCAGCTTGCCGCGCTCATGCACGATGCGCACGAGTGCATTGTGGGCGACGTGGCCAGCCCGCTCAAGCAGGTGCTGGGCATTACCTGGTATGCGTTCGAGACCAGCGTGGAGCAACACCTGCGATATCACTTAGGTCTAGCAGAGCTGTACCAGCAACACCACGCCATGGTCAAACAGTGCGACCTGATCGCCCTGGCCACCGAGCGGCGCGACCTGATGCTGTACGACCCTGCCCACAACCTGCCGTGGCCGGTGATCGACACCCATGGCAACCGGGCGTATCCGTTTGGCATGGCGGGCGATCTGGATTTATCGCCCCGCATCAACACCACGCCCGCCCAGTGGGCCGCGCTGTTTGACCGGCACTACACCGACCTGAGTGAGCGCGTGCGCTCTGCGCAGCGGGAGCTGGCCGCATGACCCCCGACAAACAAGCCGCTACCGCCGAACGCAAGGCCCGCGCCCTGCGTGCCAGGGGCACCCCATTCGCCATTGTCTACGAACCCAAAGCCCGCCCACGCCCCAGCCGCGCACCAGCAGCCAGCAGCCGGCCCAAGTCGTCACGCTTCACCCAACTGCCTTAAACCCAACACGATGACCAAACCCCTGACCGACGCCCAGCGCTGGCGCAAACCCAAGGCCACCAAGGCCGAAATGGCCGCCCGTGCCGAGAAGCGGGCCAATGGCCAGCTACCCATCCAAAAGATGGGTTTTCCCATGCTGCCAGCCTTTGCAGCCGAGCAGCGCCGCATGTTCGCCAGCCGCGTCAACGGTGCCAGCTCCACCAGCGACACCCGCATCTGCAATGCCAGCATGAAGCACACCGTGTACAAGACCGGCGACGGCGAAGTGCTGACCGTGCCGCGCCCTGGCAGCTTGCGGGCGTTTGGCTTGCCCAGCCGGGGGACGACGTGACCCGGAGCCGCAGCATGCTGCCAACCCGCCACACCTGGACCCCGGCGCAACTGGACACCCTGCAACGCCTGTACCCCGGCACGCGCACCGCGGCGATTGCGCAGCAGCTTGGCATCCGGCTGGCGCTGGTGTATGCCAAGGCCAACCGCATCGGCCTACACAAAGACGCCTCGTTTTTTGGCACCAGCAAGAGCGGGCGCATTTTGAAGGGCGGCACACTCAGCCAGGCCACGCAGTTTCAGCCAGGCGCCGCGCCCTGGAACAAGGGCACCACCTACCTGCCGGGCGGGCGCTGCAAAGACTCGCAATTCAAACCCGGCCAAAAGCCCACCGGCACCCTGCCCATCGGCAGCCTGCGCGTGGTCACTGACAAAACCGGACGCCAGCACCTGGAGCGCAAAACCAGCGACACCCCCGGCGCCAACAACCTGCGCTGGACGCCGGTGGCCCGCCTGGTGTGGATGGCCGCACACGGCCCGGTGCCCAAGGGCAGCCTGGTAGTGTTCAAAAAAGGCATGCACAGCATTGCGCTGGAGCACATCACCATCGACAAACTGGAGTGCATTACCCGCGCCCAGAACGCCGACCGCAACCACCCCAACCGCAGCAACCCCGAGCTGGCCAAGCTGGTGCAGCTTAAGGGCCAGATCACCCGCCAGGTGAACCGCATTGCCCGCGAACAACAACACCCCACCCACGAAGGAGCCACCGCATGACCACCCCCCACATCACCCAAGTGCGCCAGAGCCTGCTGGACACATTAGCCGACCTGCGCAACCGCGAGAACCCCATGGACATTGAACGCGCCAAGGCCGTCGCCACCGTGGCCAGCGTGCTGGTGGACACCGCCAAGGTAGAAAACGAATACCTCAAGATCACCGGCCAAGACCGCAGCGGCTTCTTGGAGACTGCGCCCGATGATGTGCTGGGCATTCCGCGCATTGATGGGCCATCGGCCAATAACCCGTTTCCGAGCGTGGTGCGCCACCGCCTGCAGGGGTAATCTCCATGCTCAAACCCGTAAAACTGCAATCCAACATGAAGGGCGGCTGGCGCGACGTGCTGACCTTTGACGTGGCCGATGCGGAAAAGGCCGACGACATCATGAACTGCGCCGCCAACCTGTTTGCCGAGGTGGACAACGCCAAGCTGCGCATCATCGTGCCAGGTGACACGGCCCCACTGATAGACTGGAATTATGAAGACGGCTGGCGCTATTGGCACACGGGGTTGGCAGCGTGAGAAAAACCAGCACCTACGCCCGCAAGCGCCTGCACCACACCCCCAAATTTAACGGCGTCGAATGGCTCAACACCATAGGCCGCTGCCGCCCCTACACCGCCGAGCCAGTGCCCGGTAGCTGGCTGCCAGGCACCAGCACCATTGCCGACCACGTGCTGGCCATGGCCCGCCTGAGCTTTGAGCGCATCAAGGTCGGCACCACCCGGCCCGACAACACCGAAGACCACGACATGCTGGCGCACATTCTGGGCGTGGGCATGCTCCGCGCCATCCAGATCGCGGGCGACGACCGCACCACCAACCCCATGCTGCCCATCCTGGACGCCGCCACCGACGCCATGCGCCGCCTGCGCGAGCGCTACGAGTCACAGCACCGCTGGGGATGGGACGGCCCCGCGCTGGCAGAAATGGCCGACGCCCTGGACGTGTACCAGACCATCATCGAAGCCAGCAGCCCGCAGCAGATGGCGGATGCGACCGATTTGCGGATTGAAATTTTGAAACGAAGGGCAACACCATGAACGAGACAGTATTAACCCTGGCGGACTCTATTGCCGATCTGGAGGGCACGGCGCGGCCCACAGAAAAAGTATTAACCCTTGCAGATTCCGAAGCTGATCTGGCAGGAGTTGCGCGGCCTGATAGCGATGCCATTCAAAAGAAGCTGAACCTTGCGACGCAACTGGCAGAGCTGAACAGTGAAATTGCTGCGGGATTGAAGGCAGAGCGCGATGAACTGCAATCCCAGCTCGGTGACTATACGGTGATGATGAACGACAAATGCGATGCGCTGCAAGCGCAAGTCGAAGCCTATGCTGGCGTAGATACCCGTAACCTCGAATTGATTGCGGAAAACCAAGAACTGCAATTGCAAGTCGAAGCGTTGAAACTAGATGCTGCGCGGTATCGGGCTTTGCGCGATAGTGGGCACCTTCCACCAGACGAGTTCACGAAGCAAGTGGACGCAGCAATCAAAGGGAGCGAAGCATGACCACACCAAAGCTGCCGGAGCCTAAGCATCCTGCGGGGATTCTGCACAACTACCCATTTTTGCCTGATCTCTACACCGCCGACCAAGTCCGCGCGATTTTGGAGATTGCCGCGAAGGAGTGTGAAGCATTTGGCGGGTTTAAGGATGGTTATAGCTGCGCATCTTTACTTCGCACCCTCAAGGAGCAACTATGACCACTCACGCAGACAACATCAAGCGGCTGATTGACGAACAATCTCAATGCACCGCTCCACCGCCCTCGCCTCCAGCATCCTTCCCGCCTTGACCAGCCGGTTGCGGTAGTCCATCAGCCGCTGGATCACAGTAACGCCGCCTCTACCGCCCGCCGTTTCACCAGCCCTGGAAGAATGCGCCCGCCACCGCGCACCCATTTGTCAAGCTCCAGCTTTGCGCCTTCCATGTCGCCGGCATTGATCTTGCGCCGCAGGGTTGAGGCTTGCAAGCGACCAGCGCCAAGGTTGAAAGTGAAATCCAGCAATGCGGCATTCACATTGGCCGGTTGATTGGGGCAATATCGTGCTACCGACGGTTTGCACGATGTACGCAGTTCCCATTGCAACAACTGTTCAGCCCTCTCGCGGGTGATAGGTGGGTCTGTCAGTGTGACTCTGACTCCGGATTCGTAGCGAGTAGCTCCAAAACCAATAGTAGGTACACCAGCAGGACACAGGTAAGGAGTGAGGTACAAACCTTCAAACCTTCGGCATATAGCTGCCGCCACAATAATCGGGTCATTTTCCACGCTTGAAAAGGCTCCGGTCTGCCAGATAGATACCAAGCGCCGCGCCGCAAATGGCTGCAGTCTGTTCTGTCATGGCGCCGATTGCGCCAATCTCCACCAGCGTCATCATGATAACTGCCCACGTTGCTACGGCTGGACGTATGACAGCGTTCCATGCATCCACCCAGACGATGCCGATGGCCTTGCTGGTGGCGTTGACAGCGGCCAGCCACCCCTCTGATTCAATTTGATTCAGCGCGGCCTCTGCTTGCACTTGAATGGTTTTGACCCCAAGGTCTGCCTGCACTTTGATAGCGGCAAGGTTGCGGTCATGCTGCGCGGCCTCAAGCTGGGCCTGCAACTGCATCCGCTCGACCTCCTGCGCGTGGTCCTGCTTCTTGTTCAGGAAGGCGATGACCTCCCCAAAAATCATGCGGAATACGTTGCCACCCAGGAATGAGAGCAAGGCTGTAATCATGGGTAACCTCCCCAAGTCAATGTCAATACAAAAATGATGAAAACAAGTACCGCCAGCACCTCGATCGTCATAGCTTCACCTCCGCAATTTGCGTCACCACCACACGCCCGTTGCAGTCGTGCTGCACATACATCAAGACCTCGGACGCTGAAGCGATGGGCCACACACGCCACACGCCCGCGTCGATATGGTCCACCGGCTTGGTGGAGCCATCCGCAGGCATATCGATGCGGATGGCATTCACATCCGCCAGCGCTTTGGTGGTGCGTGCATACGCCCGGATGCCGATGTATTTGCACTGCCGGTGCTTGACCCCCGCCAGGTGGATGTCCACGCTATCAGGCGCACGGGCCACCACATCGCCCTCCATGCTCACCACGGGGCTAAGGTGGTCGTACAGCCTTTGGGCAGGCTCCATGGCCAAATCGCTCAAGGGACTGAGCAACATGCCAGCCAAAAAACACAACGCCAGGGCGTTTCTGTCAATCATGGCCGGAAGCCCTTGGCGCGCAAAAACTCCATCACCATGTAGCCCACAAAAAGCAACGCGGACCAGATCAATCCGCCCATGCTTTTTTCGATGATGGATTTGCGGAACTCAATCGACTGGCCTTCTTTTTTGATGGCCAGCCGCACCCAGTGGCGCTCCTCGTCTGTCAAGGGATTGCTGACAATTTTTTCGGCCATGATTTCCACCACCATGGCAGCAATGGCTTTGTGATCGTCTTCGGTCATGGCGTTGGCACCCGGATCATTTTTGTATTGAAGTGATGCGGAAGGATCGTTGCCGCACCGCTGGGGCCGTAGCGGTATGCCTCGGCATAACCGAAAGATGCCATGATGGCCTCGGAGCAAAACGATTTATCAGCCGATTCCCGCGCAAAACCGATGCCAAAGCGGATATTGCCCCACACGTCGTAGGCTTCGCCGTCGTGGTCTGCAAACCAGCGGATAGCGCGTTCTTCCAGATTTCCCATCACATCCGGTACGGGCAGAAAGTCCCAACTGCCCACGCTGGAATAGCCAATGAACTTGGTGCGTACGCCATGGTCCATGAAGCTGGAGCTGCTGCTCATGCGGTCGGTAAACACCAGCTCGGTGTGGCTGTAGGGGCCGTTGTCGAGGTAGCGGCCCAGCCGGTTGTAGAGGCCCGCCACGCCGGGGCGGGTGCCTTTGTAAAAGGCCACGCACAGGCCGGTGGGAACGGTGGGGTGTAGGTTATCCCGGCTCATGTCAACCCCGCGCCGCTGATGATCCACTCGGTGCTGGTCACCTTGATAGCCTCAGCCACCCCGTTGGCGGCCAGGGTGCGGCTGCCGGTGGTGCCGCCGGGTGCCAGGCGCATGGTGTCGGTGGTGATGGCAATGGTCAGCACGCCCGCCGCGTTTTGGTTGACAAAGCGCAGCACCGTGCCCACCGGGAACGCCACCGAGGCATTGGCCGGTATGGTCCAGGTGCGGGCGGTGGTGTCGGCACTGGGGTGCAGCAGCACGGTGCCCGCGTCGGCCAGCACAATGGCGCGGGCGGTGCTGTCGCTGACCAGTGGCAGGCCCTGCGCCTGCACGCCGTAGCCCTGCCGGTAATCCACATAGCTGGTGATGCTGCTGGCACCGGTGACCACGCTGTACAGGCGCACGTAGGCGATGGTATCGTTCCAGTTGGTGGTGGCCGTGCTGGTGCTGACGATGCCAGCCGCCCGCGTGGCCACCACGTAGTTGGTGGTGCTGGCAGTCAGGGTGACCACGGCATCGGCTACGGTATTGCCGTTGACCTGCCCGCCATGGAATCCCCAGGTGAGGCCGGTGGTCGCCACCTGCCGGATACCAAACAGCGCCGACGCAGCGGTGCTGACAAAGTTTTCGTTGATAGGCACCTCGGGCGATGCCTGGCTGCTGGTAAGGGTTTGAAGTGCCATGCTGATGGTCCTAAATTAAAAAGCCGGTAAAACCAGACGGTGTGTAGAGGGCATTGCTGCCGGAGGCAAAATTCAGCGCACCGTAGGGCACCGATGTCTGCGTATGCCCGCCAACAAATGGACTCACCGACACACCGGTCAGCGTGGTGGTGTAGCCCCCGGTGCCCGCTACCGGGTTACCTGCGGTGGCTACGCCGTTGATCAGCGTCCACACCATGCCGGTGCCCAGGTCGATGGCGATGCCAAGCACTGCACCTGCGGCGCCTGCTGTCGCTGCGTTGTTGGCTGCATTGATACGCACATTGGCTGTGGCATCCGTTTCCCAGGCGATAAAGTTACCACCCCAAAACAGATACGATCCGCTGGCCAGATTGCTGGTGCTGTCGGCCAGACCAAACACCAGGTTGCCGCTCTTGGTCACCTCAAAATACCGCTTTCCACTGCTTTGAAACGCAGACCGCGCCCACTGCTGCGGCAGCGCCACCGTAAAACTGCGGCTGTCGGCCGACATGGTGCCGCCCGCCGACCGGGTAAGCCACCGCGTGTCGGGCTGCTGCGGGCGCGTGGCATTGACCTGCAGCACATAACCACGCCCCACCACGGCGCTCACCTGGTACACCCGCACATAGAAGTCGGTCTGGTTGGCACCAAAGTCGGTGACCTGGTTGGCGCTGGTATAGGTCGCCGTCGGGCTGGTCAGCCCACTGTAGGTGCGCTTGAGGGTGGTGTAGCTGGCATCCGAATAAAATTCGATGTCATACAGCTCACTGGTCTCTCCCAGCGGCACATTGATACCCAGGGTGCCCGTAAAGCGGGGCGCCAGGCGGGTGCAACGCTTCCAGGTAAACACAGTGCTGGTGGTTACGCGGTTCACCCGCAAGTCCACCGGGGCAAATGGCTTGAGCAGCAAACCGGTGGGCGTAATGGTCTTGGCCGTCACTTTGCTCAGTGCCACCCCGGCACTGGCTGCCTTGTAATACCACAGCTTGCCAAGGTCTGCCGATTGCATGGCCACCAAGCCCATACCGGCAACACCCAGCACACAAAACGTCTCACTGGCCGTGTGGCTGGCCATGGCCCACTGCGTGCCACGGCGTCCGCGCAGCAATCCGCTCAAGTCATACAGGCCGGTGCCCACCAGGGTGGCCGTGCGGTACTGCACCACCTCGGTGCCGATCAGTGCCGCATTGGTGGCAGTGCTGGCTAGCACTGCGTCACGGGTGGCGCTGCTCAGTTGTCCGTTGGCAATGCTCACCCGCACGGTAGATACCTCGTCCCACACGTCTGCGCTGGCTGGTGCCGCCAGCGCGGTCACCGTCAGGCCAAACACTGCCGGGTTGAACAGTATCTGGTTTTGGGTGTAGTTGTTGTCTGCACTGCTCTTGTACAGCGCCGCACTTTGCCACTGGCTGGATCCGGTGACGGCAAAATAGTGCCCCGGCGCGTTGTCGCTATCCTGCAGCAACGGAATGTCCAGCAACAGCAAGCTGGTGGCAGGCGGCGCGTAGACCAGGCTCTGGCCTTGGGTGCCGCTGCTGGTGGCACCGGTCTGGGTGAACACCGTAGCATCGTCCAGCACCATGTCCCACTTGATGGTGCCTGCGGCTTCGCTTTTTTTGACAATGCGCAGGCGCCAGGCATTGGCGTCTTCATCGGCCACGGTCAGCACATCGCACGGCTCATATTTGGCGTACTGCTGGCCCACGGCCACGGTGGTGCTGGTCATGCCGATGGCTTTGTCCATGAGCTGTGCATCGGCCATGGCTTTGGCCTCGGTGGGGTACAGGCTCAGGGGCAACTGGGTGGCGCTGGTGCTCTCTTGTCCGGTCAGCAGGCGGTCGCTGTATTGGGTGTCCGTCTGGTGGTCGTTGTCGATGTTGGCATAGGTGATGGCCAACTGGGCGGGCACCTCCAGCTCGTTGACCAGGCGCAGGGCGATGGGGTCGCCACCGTCGCAACCCAGGTCAGCAAACGGGATGCTGCCCACGGTAGCCGCGCCGCGCAGGCGGAAGTAGATTTTGTCCGACAGCACCGCCTCAAAGTTGTAGGCCTGTGCCAGCACCTGCAGCACTGCCCGCACACTGCTCACCTGCGCCACGGCCAGCGCGCGCACCGGGGTGGTGATGCTGGCCAGCGCCGTGGTGTCTACCTGCCCGGCAGTCAGGCCGCACAGCAGCAGCAGGTTGTCCACCACCGCCTTCACGGTAGGTGATGCACGGGAGGCCACGGTCAGTGTGCTGGCATCTGCGTATTGGCCGGTGGCCAGGCTATAGGTGCTATCGGTAAAAAGTGCGGCACCGCGCACTATCAGAATTTCATCGAAAGTGCCAGGCCCATACACCGGGGCCAGCGCAACGCAAGAGCTTCTATCAGCACACGATAAGGCCCCTGAACCGGTCCACGCCCGCGCATTTGCGGCGCTGGTGCTGGTAGCCACCAGAACACCGTCGTAATAAAGTCGCAGCGTTGTGCCCTGCCGGCTTACGCCAACACGAACCGGCTGCATTTTAGGGACAGCGATAACCGTGCCAGTCACCACCGCCCCGTTGTCAAACGTAAAAGCAAACCGCCGCCCGCCGCCAAAGGCTTCATGCGTCAGGCTCCAGGTGTTTGCAGTGCTGTAGGCACCATGCTGCAACACATACACTGTGGATATGGAATTGCTGGCGTAAACCCCCAAACCATAGCCACCATCGGTAAACCCGACCAGAACCTCCACGGTGAAATCTTCACTGGCCCCGACTGCAAAAGAGCTGTCCAGTGCAACCCACGCCGCGCCAGCAGAGGGTGCCGCCCTGGCGGTTGTTTGGGTCATTTTGAAAGACGATTCCCCAACAGCCGCCGGAGCAAGGACACCGCTCTCCACGGCAAAGCCTTGGCCCTGGCCGCTGATCGCTTCAATATTCCATGACGGCCCCACCCCTGCCGCAATACCGCTGTAGCGCATGACGCTGAACGATCCGGGTGCGTAGGCCGTCAAATTGCCCTGATAAAAAAGAACGCCTGGGTTTTCAAAATGCTGCATCACCAGCACCGTGCCGGTGGCGCTGTTGGCCAGTTCAAAGGTCAGGTTTGGCAACTGCCCGCTGCTGCCCAACTGCAGGCCCTGAATAAACACCGTGCCGCGCCCCCGGTAGGCCGGTGCATTGGCGGTGCCCACAGCAGCCTCATACGTGGGGTCGGGCAGTTGGCCCGGGCCACCGCCGTACACGGTCAGGCGTGACCACCTGCCGGTGCCGCCGCTGGCCATCAGGCCCTCAATGGTGCCCTGTGACTGCTGCAGGGTGGCCCCGCCACCGGCAGGGCTGGGCACGGTGGCGGTGCCGTTGAGTGCCGACCACACCAGCGTGCCGTTGCTCCAGATGCGCGACAGGCCGCTGATCTGGTTGTCACTGAGCAGCAGCAGCAGGTCGACCTCGTAGGTGTAGCTGGTGTACTCTTGCCCACCGCCACCGCCCTTGCCCTGCGTGGTGGTGGTGGCAATCTCGCGCTTGGCAGATGTCCAGATGATCTGGCCGCTGATGCGCGGGCTGCCGGCCACGTAGGGGATGGGGGTACCGTAGGCGCTTCCGGATACCGACAGGTCACCCAGGCGCGGGCCGGCGCTTTTTTGGTTGGGCTCAAAGGTGCCACCCAGCGCCGAGCCCAGCGTCCAGCCGATCTGGCCGCCAATGCCCGGCAGCAGGGTGTTGCCAATAACGTAGCCAGCGGTAGCAAGTGCAAGGCGGGCCATTAGATTGCCACCCCGCGAAACCTGAACGCCGCCACGTACTGCATGGCGGTGCTGAACATGAGCCGCGTCTCGATCACGCTGCCCGCGTTGCCGCTGGCGTGGATGATGCTGTGCCCGCCATGGCGGTAGTTGCCCACAATGCCCAGGTGCTGGGGGTGGGTGTCAAACCGCACCATGACCACATCGCCCGGCTGCATGGCGGCCTGGTCTATCGGGTCGAGCTGCTCCAGGCAGGCGGCCATGAGGGTGGCGCCGTCGGGGTTGCGGTCGTAGCCGTGCACGTCCCACGCGGGGTCCACCAGATGCAGAGCGCGGGCTACGCCAATGCACAGGCCAGCGCAGTCCACGCCCACACCGTGCAGGCGGGCCTGGTGGTGGAACGGGGTGCCCAGCCAGGTGCGGGCCTCGGTGACGATGCGGGTGCGGGTTGTCATAAGTTATTTGGTCAAGGCATCCACGCCCGGCAGGTGCGGCTCACCTTGGAAATTGATCACGTTGTTGAACTTGGCGGCGCAGTCTTCGGCCAGGCGCTTGCGGCAGCCGGCCACCAGGCTGTAGGCATCGCCCGCCACCAGTTGCAGAATCACCGGCAGGGCCAGGGTGAGCACACCACCGGCGGCGTGGGTCTTGACCTTGGCCGACAGGCCCGCGCAGGCCCCGCTGGTGAAGGTGATCAGGCCCTCGGTAAAGTAGTCCGCAGCTTCGGCCCGCGTGCTGTCGGTGAACACCTGCTGGCTGGTCACGCTGGTCAGCGTGCCGGTAACCGTCCACGGCCCCAGTGCCTCGGTGCACAAGGCATCGCCCAGGCGCGCGCGACAGGTTTTGCTGGACACGCTGCCAATGGGCTGCTGCAGGTACTGCTGCAGGCCCCGCAGCTCGGCCACCACGCTGGTGCGGTTGATCGTGACCTCGCCCACGGTGCCGGCCATCAGCACATCGACCCCATCGGCAGGGGCCTGCCAGTTGTAGCGGCTCAGGGTAAAAGCGGCGTTGCGCCACTTGCCGGTCAGCACGTCGGCACGGGTGAAGGTGGTGCCGTCGTCCAGCGTGGTCAGCTCCAGGTTGTCCACCGCAAAGCCTGCGCTGATGGCAATGCTGGAGACATCCATGCCGGGGGCTGACAGGTAGGTGACATTGCCGCTGGCGCCGCTGATGGTGACATCGGCATCGGCGCTGGTGAAGGCGTACACCGCGCCATCGGTGCGGGTGATTTTGAGCAGGTGCGCCAGGGTGGTGGTGCCCTGCAGGTAGTGGGCGGCCAGGTTGACCGGGGGGGACTTCACTCGCGCACCTCCAACAGGGTGACCGATGGGCCTGCCAGCAGGCGGGCATCCACCGGGCCGCTGGCGACCAGCTCCCAGTCGATTTCGTCATTGGCAAACTGCACCGGCACGTAGAAGTTGCCCTGCCAGGTGAGCGCCTCGCTGGCCTGCGGGTACTTGGCGGCGCTGCCGCTGCCCAGGGTGATGGTCTTGCCGGTGGTGACAGTGGCCAGGGTAAAGGTGAACGGGCCTGCGCCGGTGACGTTGCTGATGAGGTGGCTTTGCCCGTTGACCAGCGCCGCGTCGGCACCGGTAAAGCCGGTGAGGTAAATGCGCTGGCCAATGGTCAGGGTGCCGGGGTTGGTGGTGGTAACTACCTGTGTGGTGGCGCCCACGGTGATGCCGGTGGCGCCGCTGGTGGCATCGGCCACAAAGGTGACGGATCCGGTACTGGCATCGAGCGCGGCATTGCCTGCGCCTGCGCCCAGGGTGACGGTGCTGCCCCCGCGCTTGAGCACAAAGCTACTGGCCCACGGGCGGGTGATAGCGCGGTCTTTGGTGCGGCTGCTGCCTGCGCTGGTGTAGCGCTTGTGCAGCTTGTGCACGGGGGTTCCGAAGCCGGTGCCCATGGTGCCAAGCAGGGCGGTGGTGCTGGCGCTGTAGGCCTGCAGCAGGCCCTCGGTAATCAGCACGCCCGAGTCTTTGGGGTCTTGCAGCAGCATGCCAAAGGCACCGCCCTCGGTCACCTCGTGCAGGCCTTCAATGGCCCGCCACTGTGCGGCCAGCATGGGGATGATGCCCAGCTCGTACTGGCGCAGGGTGCGCGACCAGTCGATATTGACCTGCACCGTACCATTCATGGCGGTGGTGCGGGTGTTCTTGCGGATCTGCTTGCCGCGCACCCCGGCAGCGATGACGCTGTTGGGCACGATGACGTCGGCGTAAACGGTGAGGCTGGCCATGGTCTAGAGATTCCTTCCAGCCAGTTGGAGCTGGCGCGATGCGTCGGCAGCGGCCTGCAAGATGGTGCGCCGGTCGGTGCCTGCGGAGAATGACTGGGCGACGGTGATGTTGACCACGTTGCCACCGGATGCGCCATTGGGCAGCACGGTGCCTGCGCCTTTGGGCATGAAAAGCTCTGGCCCGCGCTCGCCTACCAGGTAGGCCTTACCGGGCATGACCGGGCCGCCGGTGGCGCGGGCGCCGCCGAAGATGTTGCTGAAAATGTCGGCAATGCCACTGCCGCTGCTGCTGCCACCGCCGCCACCGGTCATGCCCTTGATGAAGCTGGTGAGGGCATCACCTGCTGGCTCGGTGACCAGCTTGCGGGTGACGATGCGCAGGATGTCCTGCTCCAGACCTTTGAGAACGTCTTGCAGGCCTTTGCCGCCCACAATGGCGTCTTCAAATGCGGATGTGAACGACAGGCCCAATTCGTCGGCAAGGTTTTTGGCTTCTTTGGTCTTGTCGTTGGTCAGGTCCAGGCGGGCGCTGACGGCCTCCAAATACAGCTCTTCGGACAGGCGCCCGGCTTCGTATTCGTCGGTGAGCTGGCGCACGTCGTCGCGCTGCTGTTGCAGCACGGCGGTGGGCGTATCGTCCAGCAGGCTCTTGAGGCGCTGCTGGTAGATGTCGTTGGCGCGTTGCACCGCGTCACCCTCTTCAATGGCCAGCAGGCGCTTGGTCTTGAGAATTTCGGCCAGCTCTTTTTCTTTGTCGATGCGCTCGGCCAAGCCCAGCACCAGCTCGCGTACTTGCGGAATTTCGCCCTGCGTGCCCAGGCCTTTGAGAAAATCAAGGGCCTTTTGGGCTTCGGTCAGGTCTTGCGTCTTTTCGCTGACGCGCTCCAGGCTGGTGACGTAGCTGGCCAGGGCACGCTGGGCGTCGGTGATTTGCTCGGACTGGGCTTTGCCGGCGCCGGTTTTGGTCTTGGCACCAGCGGCAAAGTCACCCACACTGGTTTTGCGGGTGAGGCGGCGCAGCTCGGCGGCGCTTTGGTTGTCGGGGCTGAAGTCGGGTTCAGCGGCCAGCTTTTTCTGCAGCGTAGCCTGCTCGCGCAGCAGGGCGTTGCGCACCAGCAAGCGCGATTCTCCGCCCTTGAGCTGCGTGTCAATTTCGGCCAGGCGCTTGCGGTAGCTGTCGGCACCCTCGGCGGCAACACCATAAAATTCGCCTACGTTCTTCCAGTACCGGTCATTGGCGATGGCAAGGAAACTCTTGCCTGCGGCAGCGCCTTCACGGAAGGCGGCAATGGTTTCGTTGATGGACGCAATCAGGCCGAGGCTGAGTGCACGGGCCGTATCGGTCGAGTTTTTCTGCAGGTTGTAAAGTTCTTTGTTGAACTTTTCAGCCGCCTCGGCTTGCTCGGTGGTGACTTTGGCGTTGAGCTGGCCTTGTTCAGCCAGGTCTTTCAAAAGCGGGGCAACTTCTTTGAGGCTCTTGCCGAATAGCTCTTGCGTGAGGCGGGCTTTGTTGCCGTCGTCGGCGTAGTTGCTCAGGGCCTTGGCGGTTTGGAGCAGGGCCTCGGCGGGGTCCAGGTCTTTGAGCTGCTTGGCGCTGAGGCCAATGGCGTTGAGGGCCAGCTCCACATCGCTGCCGGGCTTGGCGGCGTTGAGGCCCTGATTGAGCTTGACCAGGGCGGTCTGCACGGTCTCGAAGCTGGTGCCGGTGCGGGCGGCCACGTCATCGAGGGCGCTGATGTTTTCGATGCTGGCGCCGGTGGCGTCTTTGAGGTCGTTGAACGCATCGACCGCATTGATGGCACTGCGGGCCGTAGCGACCAGACCACCCACGCCTGCGATACCAATCAGGCCCAGCGCGTTTCCCAGCAACGCGGCGCCACGCTCCACGCCGGCCATGCTGCTGCGCACATCGGCCAGCACGCGGCTGGCGTTGTCGGTGGCCCCGATGACTATTTTGGCTTCAGACATTTGCGCGTAATTCCTGCATCAGTTCTATCAATAAGTGCCAGTCGTCCACCTCATACAATGCCCCATACACCAGCCACCGCTCGGGTGACCAGCCGCCGCAAAAGTGCCAGCAGTGGCGGGCCTGCTCTGCCGCCGGGCATAAGACCGGGGGCGGTGCCTGGAGGCCACCAAAGCCTGCCTCTTCGAGCTTCTTGGCGTCGGCTGCAGACTTTTGCCAGCCGACCAGCTCTAGGAGTTTTTTGCGGCTGTATCCTGTACGTCCTTACGCTCGGCCATGCGCTGCATGAGGGCGGCACTTAGCTCGGCCTCCCAGGCAGGGTGCGCGTCAATCCAAAGCTCGGCAGACTCGGGCGCAAACTCCAGCACATCACCCGACTGCGGGTAATCTGGCAGCACATCGCCCACCAGCACACCCGACCACGCCACCATGGCCAGCAGCAGCAGGTTGCGCTGCAGCACCACGTGGGCTGCGGCGTCGTCTTGCAGGTTGTGCAGGCCGCTGCGCCGCGCACTGAGCACCAGTTGGTGCTGGGTGGGCAGGCGCAGGGTGATGTGGCGCGGTGGCTCCCCCACCGCCACGCTGAACTCGCGGGCGGCGGTGGCCAGGCGTTTGAGGTCTGCCAGGTCCATGGGTCAGTGCTTTAGGTTGCGTAGCGGGTTGCCTGCGCCACCGCACTGAAGCTAATGGTGTTGGTCAGCGGGGCATTCACCGCCACATTGGGCGATGCGCCAATGCTGTAGTACCCGTTGATGACCATGCGCGAGGCGTTGGGGAACACGATGCGGAAGCCGGTGGCGGCGTTGGCGTCGCTGGCGGCTTGCACGGCGATCTGGCCGGCCAGGGCGGTGTCGTCAAACACGGTCATGGACAGGGTCTGGGCGCTGCGGGTGGTGGGGACTTGCTTTTGCGTTTTGTCCACGATGGTGGTGATGTCCGCAAAGTTGAGGTCGCCGCCTGAGGTGTCAAAGCTCTGCACCTGGGTAATGCTGGTCCACGCGGTGATGCGGCGGATGGTGCCGGTGCCGGTGCCTGCGGGGTAGTTGCTGGTGCTGGAGGTGTTGATGCCCTCAAACGTGACATCGTTGGTGGCCACGGTTTTGGCGCGGACGATGCGGCTGTTGAGCAAGTCCCAGCCGCTGGTGACTTCGAGAAAGTCGCCAACCACTACGCCGTGCGCTGCGGCCAGGGTGGCAACGGCTTCGGTGGCGTTGGTGATGGCCGTCATGTTGCTGGATGCGGCGTAAGTGGTGGCAATCGCAAGCTGCGTGCCGGTGGCAAGGGTGATGGCCATGGTGGGTGCCTCTTAAAAATTTAGGTGGGAACTACGTCGGGCGATCCGCCCAGCGTGGTGTATCGGGCTTGCCACTGCTGGCGAACCTCAAACAGGCTGACCGCGCCGCTGCCGTCTTTGGTCTCGCTGCTGCCCAGCAGCACCAGTGCCTGGGCTTTGCCGCCCGCAGTGAAGGTGCTGATGCTCGCCAGCAGTGCGGCCTCTGCCTGCTTGGCCAGGTTGCGGGCCGCCTTGGCGGCGCCGGTGGCCTGACCACACACGCAGGCCACGCTAAAGCTGTAGGCGCGGCTGTAGACGGTGGGAAAGTTGATACTGTCGGCGCTAGCCTCTTCATCGCCACCCTCGATGTGGATGGCGGGCAGGTTAGCCTGCAGCAGCTCGTCCACGCGGTCCAGATACACATTGCTGCCGGCAGCGGTGGCTGCGGCGGCAAGGGTGGTCTGCACTGCGTCGAGTATTTGCTGTTGCAGGTGGTCGGCCATGGTCTAGCCCTATCCGCGCAGTTGCAGGGTGGTCACACCCGTGCCATCCGGCTCCACACCGGTGACGGTGTAGGTGGTGCCGCCGATGGCCAGGGTGCTGCCCTGCACCACTGCTGCCACGTCTGCGCTTTTGGCGGTGGCTTGCGGGCCGGTGGATTCCACCAGGCCCGACAAGACGCCGACATAGGCACGGTCGAAGATGACCGGCACCACGCCACCACCGGCCAGCGTTGCGTTTTGCGCAAAGCCGTTGGCAGTGTCGAAGAAGGCGGCGAGGTCTTCGGAGAACATGGCAGCGGTGGCGGAGTGGCGTGGGCTGCTGTGGCTTAGACCGTCAGGGCGTCCACCATGGTGGCGAAGGACTCGACGTTGCGCACGGCCACGTCGACGTCTTGCAGGGCCACCACGCGCACGGTGCCGGCTGTAGAGCCGGTGTAAGGGTCCACCATCAGGTCCAGGCCACCCCACATGCCGATCAGCAGGTCGGAGAAGTTGCCGAAGATGATGGCCGAGCAGACTGCGCCCGATGCACCCTTGACCAGGTTGGACGGCACCGCATTGGTGATGGCAGCCTGGTAGCCGTTGATCGGCGTGTTGCCTTCGGACCAGATGAAGTTGCCGGTGGTGCCGGTGGCTTTTTCTGTGCTCTTGAGCTTGCCGCGCACTTTGGCGTTGGTCAGGTAGGCCATGTTGGACACGTCTGCATTGGCCACGGCCACTGCAGTCTCCAGCGCAACCTGGTGCGCCCAAGTGGGTGCCAGGCCGTTGGTGCCGCCGATGACGCCAGGGGTGACCAGTGTCAGCAGGCCCGATGGCTGGTTGGATGCGCCCGAGCCGTTGATGGCGGCTTGCTGAATGGCCAGGCCCAACACGGTGGCAATGTCGCTTTGCACCATGGATTCCACGTCGATGGACGACTGGTTGATCAGGCGGCGGCTGATGTCGGTGAAGGCGCCCACAGTCTTGGGAGACATGGTGACCTGGCCGATGGTTTGCTGGCTTTCTGTGGGTGCTGTGTTTTCAGCCACCCAGTAGGCGGTGGCAGCGCCGGTCAGCTTGGGGATGGCGATCTGGCCTTGCAGGCCGGTGAGCATGCGCACGCCCAGACCCGAGAGGACCATGGCATTGCGCAGTGCGTCGATGAAGCTGCCAGAGAGCAGGTCCGTCTGCACCAGGTTACCGCCTGCTGTGGGGGTGCCTTGCACCAAGTCACGGGCTTGCACTTCGTAAGGGACCATGAAGCCTCGGGCTTGCTTGCCTTGCTTGGCGGCGGCGGCTTCGGAGCATTCACGCTCAAAAGCGGCTGCACGTTGCACGGATGCATCGCCAGGGTTGGCCAGCGCGTTGATGGCACGCATGACGCTGTAGCGCTTGACTTCGGCCTTGTTCAAGCCGATGTCGGCAGTGGGCAGGGGCTTACTGGAGAGCTTGTCCAGGGCTTCGCGCTGGAACGCCTCGACCGTGATGCCGCGCTGGATAGCGCTCATGGCCATGTCGGCACCGCCGGGGATGGTGGCGGCGATTTTGCTGATTTCAGCGGCGTGGTTGCGTGTTTCCACGACTTGGATAACTTCAGACATTTTGAGTCCTTTTTCAATGGGGAGGGAGGTGATGGGTTCGGAGAGCACAGCGCCTTTGTCTTCGGCGGCGTCTGTGGCTTCTTGCAGAGGGTCTTCTTCGGCGTCGTCGCATTCACTGGTGACTTGCACGGTCTCCAGGCTGCGGCCTACACCGACGGAGGCGTCAGCAGGTACAGACACAAGAGACACTTCAAAGGGTTCCCAGTCGGTGACACGGTAGGTTTCCACACCATCCTTTGTCTCGACCAGTTGGGCCTTGTGGATCATGTAGCCGACGGATACGTTGCGACGGATGCCGCCCAGTACGTCTTGCCACACTTCTTCTGCACGAACGCTTTTGCCAAAGCGCACCACGGCACGACCTACCCGGTCGGCACCGATCTCTACAGATTCGATAACGCCCACAACATCTTTGGTGTCGTGGTCGCATAAGAGGTTGGCACCCGAGCGCAGGCGGCCTGTGCGCATGCTGCCGGGGGTGCAGTCGAGTATTTCAATGCCCCAATACCGCTCGTAAGGGGTCTCGCTGGCAAATGCCAGGGTGGCGGTGCGGGCGGCTTCGTCAACCGCTGCACGCTCTACCAGCAAGCCCCGCTCGGCACGGCCTGCGGACAGGTGGCGCTGCAGCGTGGCGGGAACGCTGGTTGGCTCGGGTGTTGGTGTGCTCATGGCCGCAACTTTGCGGCCCGGGGTGTCTAGTCAACAAGGCAAAGGACTAGACGATTTATATGAAGCGCGGAGGCTAAAAACCGGAGGTACGGCGGCGGCCTATGCGCAGCATGACCTGGTCGCCCGCGCCAGTGGCCGTGAGCATTTGAACGGAGTGGGCGGCTTTGCGGTAGTAGTCGGATGACTGGGGGGCGGGAAGCTCTATTCCACCAGTGAGGTTGTGGGGATAAAAGGTATTGATATTGGCCAGGCGGACAGGTGCCAGGTTGACTGTGCCAGCGCTGACTGCGGCTGCGTAGAAGTTGCCAGCATTGTCGAGCCGTGCTGCTTGCGTAAGCGCCTGCGATGCCGCGCCCTGGCTGATGCTGGCTGCGAAGAATGCATTGCTGTTGCTGACCAGAGCCGGTGACAGCATGACCGGCCCCACGCTAATCGACGGCCCAAAGAACCCGTTGCTATTGTTGTAACGGGTAGCTGTCAGCGTGGCAGTGCCGGTGGTTAACGTGGGCGCAAAGAATGACGCGCTGTTGCTGTACAGACTCGGCGTAAGTGTCTGCGGTGTGCCACCACCCAACGTGACTATGGCCGAGAAGAAGGCGTTTGTGCCGCTGGTGAACAGGTTGGGCGACAGGGTTATCGCGCCTGTGCTGACCGTTGGGCTGTAGAAGCTGTTGCTGTTGGTGAACGGCGCAGGCGATAGGGTAACCACGCCCACCGTGACCGATGGCGCGTAGAACGTCTGGGCGTTGTTGTAGCGACTTGGTGACAGGGTAACCGCACCTACCGATACCGTGGCAGCGTAGAAGGCGTTGGTGTTGGCTACCTGAGTCGGCAGCAGGGTAACTGCGCCCGTGCTTACTGTGGGCGCGTAAAACGCATTTGAGTTTGCGAAAAGACTCGGAGTAAGCGTCAGCGCTCCACCGGCTTGACTTACCGTTGCAGCATAAAACGCATTGGTGGCACTGGTGAATAGCGCGGGGGAAAGTGTGACCGCACCAGTGCTTACCGTCGCAGCGTAAAAGCTGTTTGTATTGCTGAATAGCGAAGGCGTGAGGATCTGCCCTGCTGGACCCGCTGCAACTGGCAAACCCGCAAGCGGACTACTGGCAAGCGGGTCAAACCCGAGCATGGCTAGACCTCAAATCGCCAGTCGTAGGCGCAGACTTCCTCAATGGTGGTCAGGGCTTTGATGGCATCGTTGTGTCTTCCATTCATCCCCGCGATGATTGCCTCAAGGTATGCCAGTTGTTGGGCCTTGCTGGTGATCTTGGCTACCAATGCCTCAAGGGTTACGCCCCGTGCTTGGGCCTCAATGGTGAGTGCTGGGCAGTTGGGGTATGCGATGGCTTCCGCCATCTTGAGCGGCCAGCTTGACGCCTCGTAAGGGCTGATCGGGTTGAGGAACCTGTCGCGCAGGTGCGCGGCCCACTGGTCCGACTGCTTGCAGGCAAACGCCTTGGCCTCTGCCAGCGTGTCAAATTCAATATCGCCGCCGTTGAATGCGCCTTCGGGTGTGCAGATGTTCATGGTTCAAATCCAAATAATTTCGCAGAAGCCATCGCCACCTCGGCCACCAGCACCGCCTGTTACGCCTGCGCCACCACCGCCGCCGCCAGAACCAAGGCCCCCATTACCGCCATTGCCTCCGACACCGGCCGCACCGTTTGATCCGCCGCCAGCACCGCCAACAGACATAAAGATTGGAACGTATAACCAGCCGCCGCTGTCCCCATTACCGCCGCCTGCAATGCCTCCGACCGCCGTCGAAATCAGACCAACCGCAGAAGATGTAGCATTTCCGCCAGCAAAATTGGTATTGGCTATAGGAGTCCCTGCCC